AGCAAGGACACATTGAGTTTGTGTCTACAAGCTTCATTCGTGGTACTACCTTCATGCATAGTATCCTGATTGTCGATGAGATGCAGAACATGAACTTTGAAGAGCTGGATACGATCATTACTCGTGTGGGCGATAAATCTAAGATCATCTTCTGTGGTGACTATCGACAGACTGACTTGCGTAAGAAGGACGATAAATCAGGTATCTTGAAGTTCCTTGACATTGCAGGGAACATGAAAGAGTTCAGCAGGTTTGAGTTTGGTATTGATGATATTGTTCGTAGCTCTCTGGTTAAGAACTATATAATCGCCAAGACACACTATGAGGATGGTCATAATGGGTAAAGCAGCAGACGAAGAGATCATTATGCTAGGACAACCACAACAACAGAATGGACTTATCCGCACCATTCCAGTGCAGATTAACAGTCATTTGATCTTCATTGATGATGATATCGGAGATCCTGCTCTGTATCGTGATGTTATTCATTGCCTTGCTACCTGTAATGAGAATGATACTGTTAACTTCTTGATTAACTCCAATGGAGGTAGAACAGACAGTATCTGGCAGATTATTGAAGCTATGAAAGGATGTCGAGGTGACGTGGCTGCTACAGTTATTGGGAGTGCTTATTCTGCTGCCAGTATGCTGGCTTGTATGGCTCCTGAGTGCTATATTGCTGATAGTGCAGAGTTTATGCTTCACACTGCTCATTATGGTAGCATCGGGACTGTTCCAAACGTCAAAGGACAAACAGACTTTGCAACGAAACAAATCAACAGACTCTTAGATATCTGTTATGCAGGCTTCCTGACTCCTAAGGAGCTAGAGGAGCTGAAGAACGGTAGAGAGTGGTGGTTCGATGCTGAAGAGGCTCGTGAACGGATGCTAAAGCGTCAGTTATACTTGCTTAAACAAGCTAAGCAACCACGAAAGCGTACTAAGAAGTTAGAGTGATAATAAAAAAGCCCCAACAGAGGAGACTCTGAAGGGGCTTTATTGTTTAGTGCTGTCTATAATCTTGTAAGAGAGCCACAATAGCGGCTATTGCTCCTACAGTCCACAAGATAGGCTTAGCTACCTTAGCGATCCACTCAAGGACATGGAAGGCTCCTTGAGCATCGTTAAAGGCTCTAACCATACCTTCAGTGTCTGTAGCTACTTTGTCTACTTTCTCTTCAACCTTAATCAATCTATCATATATCTCCTTGTGAGAGATCTCCTGCTGTGTAGGCTCCATTTTATGCAACCAATCCGGGAAGATAGACTGTCTTACCATCCTGCTTCGTAGCAGTCAAGATCTGACACTTGAGGTTAGAAGGATCATAGGAGACATGAACCCAACCACTATCAGGAACACCTTTAGTATAGAACTCAAGGATGATCTGAGTAAACTTAAGATTCTTAGCGATCCACTCAGCTAGTTCAGCATTAGGAACACCGGGAATCTCAATGTCTGCTGCCTGTCCTTTGCAGTGGTCACTTGTACGACTACCGCCTACAGCAGCGTTAACGTCAGGACTACGATAGCCAGAGTTAACTTTAACACCCTTACCGTAGTGATTACGTACAGGCTGAAGCACCTGCTCTGCTAGTGTCTTTAAGCTCTCAATGACCTCAGGAGTAGGGTCATTAGGCATACCCTTACGTAGGGCTGTCTCACTCTTTACAAGCTCTTCTAGAGTAAAGTTAGCTGTTAGATTCATATTACTTCTTACCTTTCATGTCTATAATCTTTTCTAGAGTACGTCCACCAAAGTAGAAGCTCATGATGAGCATCCCCCATTGACCTAGTAGCTCCACATAAGCTTGATTAGTGTTATAGTCAAAGGCAGACATCATGGCAAAGGTGAAGTAGCCACACAAGATAGCTACAAGGGTCATAGGACGGATGTTCTTAGACAACCAAGAGTCAGAGGCCATGTCAGCCTTCAAACGCTCTGTAAGGTTATTCTGTTCTGTCTTATAAGCCTCTAGATCAATATTAAGCTCAGCTAGTTTGCCTTCCTGAGCCATCTTCTCAAGCTGTGCTTTAGCTTCAGCAGCCTTAGCAGGATCAGGCATGAACCTGTCTAAGAGCTTACTACCTACATCAAGGAGTGCTGGAATCGGTATCATCTTCAGCCACCTTCTTAGCATAGGCGCTCACAGCCTTACGACCAGAGATACCACCCAGAGTACCTACACCCATGAATGCAATAGCCTTCAAGATCTCAAGGAATACAGCATCAATAGGAGCTAACACTTCAGACTGTTCTTCAAAGCCAATTAACCATAGTACGCCAAAAGCAATACCTAAGACAAGAACAGTGATACTCTTAACCACAAAAGCCCATACACGAACTTCAATCTCGTCAGGGTTCAGACCCTCATAAGAATGTTTACTTAACATTAGAAACCTACCTTACTTAATAAACCTTCTATTAATCTCTCTGCTATATGCACAGGTAATAAAGGTAAAATATCAATAAAAACCCAGACAAAGGCTAGATAACAAGATATCTTCATCCACTTGTCTAGGTTCTCTTTAAATTCCTCTAGAGGATCTTTCATCTCCCACACCGAGAAGACTGACAATAGTCAATAAACTCTACAAGGCCCCAACCAAAGGCTATCATAATAACAATGATAATACCTATGCCGAGGAAGATCTCATTAAGTTCATCTTGTCTCTTCTTAGCGTTACGAGCACGTACTTTCTCACGCTCAGCTTCTGCCTTGTCTTCAGCGTTCATTTCAGCAACACGTTGCATGATATTATTCCAAATGTCCATGTTATTAGACGAGAAGAATAATCCCTTTAACTGTTCCTCAAAGTCACGCTGAGACTTAAGAGCTAATTCAATCTCTATGGCTTTACCCATATTGGAGCCACCAGATTTCTTTGCTTCACGTACAGCTTTAACGGCTGTCTGCTTAGCATCAAAATATTTACCAATAAGAGGACCAAGAGAGGCCACATCGTCTACTGTCTCAGTAGCCTTCTTAATCATACTAACGGCTGACGATACAGCCGCCATTGCCGAGATTGGATCTATCATTTTATTACTTCACTGGAATGTTAGATATGTCATAATTCTCTGGCTCAGCAGACAGAAGTAATTCTTGAGTACCGCTATTTAAGATATTAGCAATAGGCTCTACAACCAACTTAGTAAAGGCTGTAGGACTAGATAATTTATCTTTAGCTGTAGACAAGTATTTAATTGCTTTAGCTCCTTTAGGATCAAGCATTACTTTAGCCAGTTTACGTTGAGACAGAATCAAAGCACCTCCAGCTAAAGCAGCTTCACCAAAGTTATCCTTGATTCGTTGCTGTTGCTCAGGAGATAATAAGAAAGCATATCCAGTACCTAAAGCAGCTCCAGTAGTTGCGATATTGGCTAAAGCACTTGCAGTACGGTAGTTAAGTCCGGGCTGTCGTGTAGGCTCGACCAACCCTAACTTAGCTGCATTATTCATAGCCTCGATAGCTTCCTTTTGAGGAGTACCACCAAAGAGAACATCATAAGTATTTTTCATATTCTTATTCTGTTCAAGTTCTTTAGCAAACTTAAGCATATTCTCAGGCGTATGAGTTAAAGCATCGAGATAACCAATACGAAGAGCATTAATAACTTCTTGAGAAGATTTCTTACTTAAGGTACCTGCAGCGGCGATAGACTGATAAAGCTGTTTAACAGGTGTTTCATTACCTGCAGCAAATAAATAAGCTCCTACTTCTTCAGGGTTCTTTGACATGGCTGTTTGCACAGCTTCTGTATTTAAACCTTGAATGCCTTTACGGTAGGTATCTGTAACTTGCTTATATTTAGAATAAGTGTCTTTACTGAGAGTACGTCCAGCAGTAAAATCCATAGCTTCATCAAACTGCTTTACTAAATTAGTAATGGTGCTGGCAGCTCGTGAATCTTTTTCAGTACCTAAAGAAGAATACTTATCCCTGTTCTCAGCTAACCAACGAGAGCGCATACGATGCAGTAAAGAGATATCCACCTGAGGAGGCAGTGTCTCCATCTCTTTTAGAATAGCTTGCTGTCCTTTAGTCAAAGCAGCAGGATCAGATAATTCTTTCTGTGCCCACTGTTTGATACCAAACATGGAGATACGAGATTCAGTATCTTTAAAGATATCTTTATAGATCGGATCAACTGCCTCGCTTAAGGATTGTTCTCCTTGTTTAATAAAACTTTGGAGGACTTCGCCTGAAGCACGTTGAGCAGAGGTTCCGCTACGAAGAGCAGATTCAAATTCAGCAGAAACAGGAAATTGTTTAAGTACATCTTTTTGTCCACGTGCAAGTGCATCGTAAATCTCTTGCTGTTTCCTCTTGAAGATATCAAAAGTAGCAGGTGTATAAACAAGACCTTCAATAGCTTGGTCAATGTTACTACCCGTTCGAGCAGACATCGGTAAAGAAGAGCCTTGCCTATCTAAGAAAGTTTGAGCAGCTTTGTTTGCATCAGGAATATCTTTTTGAGAGAATCCTAACTTTTCAGCACCAAAGCGAAGTACTTTGCCTGCGCCACGGAGAACCAGATTACCTCCAGCATCCCAAGCAGCTTCTTCAGCGCCTGCTAAGCCAATGCGGGAAGGGCTTAGTTGCTCATCTTTTGAGATTTGCTCGTAAGCTTCTCCTAAAGCTCCTCCTAGACCTGCCCCTACTACAGAACCAATAGGGCCTAAAAAGCTGCCTCCCACGCCTCCAATAAGACCACCAAGTTCCTGAGCACCAAAAGGATCACGAGCACGATAATTCGGACTCAGTACAGAAGTACCGGGATCACTTACTGGTTTAGACTGTCCTTCAACAGGAATGTCAGAAATATCGAACTCGTTAGCCATTATTCAACTCCAATATCTTTCTTAAGCGCATCAATCTGAGACTTTTCAGCAGCAGTCATGCTACCTTTTTGCCTAGCTGCTGCAACACGTGAGCGTAAGTCATTCAACTTATTCTGGAACTCAATCCGTGCGTCTGCTTGATTAAAATTAATAGTGCTACCTTTGTTAGCATTCTTGTACTCTTTAGCTTTACCATATACAAACTCATTCTCAGCTAAATCAACTTTGAGAAGATTCATAAGAGTACGGATTGTCTCAGGCTGCTGTAAAGAACCCGGAGCAGTCTTTTCTAAACGATCCAATTCTTTTGCAGCTAACGAACCGGGGAAGTTCTTAACTAAAGGGAACACATAACGAGTACCCATAGCATTAATTAACTGAGTATTAGACGCTGCTTGTTTAAGATCCTCTCCGACAGGAAGACCAAGACCTTGAATAGCTGTGACAACACTCTCTTTAGTATCAGAAAATTTACCAGTGAAGGCATTCTTTAACGCTGTATCCATAATCTGGATATTTCGTTTAGAAGCTGTTCCGGAAGCCACAGCAGAACCCAAAGCATTAAAATCTTTAGCAGCAAACTGCCCAGTCTCTTCCCCTTCTTTCTTCAAAGCAGGGCCTAAGGCTTTGCCTAACATTCCTAAGCCTTCTCCGAGACTTTCTTCGATTGTCTTGCCTGCTTTGCCTAACACTTTAATTACATCGCCTGTCATATCATTGACAAGTACTTTATTGCCGTCAACAGTTGTAATAGAAGTTTTAAGCTGATCCTTAGCTAACTCAAGATCGGCAACATTACCAGATTCACGGTATTTAGCTAAACTAGCCGGTGTATATTTACCAGACTCCGTAAGCTTCTGGAAAGGATCAGCAGCAGCACGTTCACGAAGATTCTTACTAATCTCAGAGGATGTTTTCATCATAGCCTGAGCCTGCTGAGCAGCCTGAGAAGCCATGTTAGGATTAATATCCTTCACAGCTCTAGCAAACTGCATCATGCCTTCAGGAGTAGTTGTATCAAACTGAGATGCTAACTGACGGATTTGAGATGCTTGACGTACTGCAGGATCGACAATATCCTCACCAAACAGACTAGCAACACCTCGACCAAGACCTGCACCTGCACGGTAGCCCATAGAAGCTAATCGTTGTCCTTGAGTCATATTAGCAAACTGCATTGCTTTCTGTTCATCAAGTTGACGTTGCATGGCTGCTTCGTCACCGAGCATACCAAATAAACTAGGATTAGTTGTAGCCATGTTTATCCTTTAAGGAGTTTTCTTAGTTAAGCTGCCAATCAGAGCAGCGATAGGATCTGTTAAGCCAGCCACAGCACCTTGAACGGCAGAACTTCTATCAGCAGCAGCGCCAGACATCAAGGCAGAGTTACGAGCAGCAGCAGAGTTCAACAGAGAGCCTTGCTGAGCACCTGCTTGAGCCATACTAGATCCTAGACCAGATCCTGTAGTCAAAGCTTGTTGACCTAAGCCTTCTAATGTTGTAGCGCCTCCTAAGTAGCCCGTCCAAGGAGATAAGGCTTGTGTCTGCAGGCCATAGCCTTGACCAATTAAGCCAGCACCTGTGCCGAATAAGCCTGCACCGTATAAGGCTTGCTGTTGTGCTTGTTGTTGTGCATTAGCAGCTAACTGAGCATCTTGCTGAGCGATAGCGTTATAATAAGCAGCCATTTCAGGGTTTGTAGCAGCCATGCCGCCTGCTGTAGTAGCACCTGTAGCTAAACCACTACGTCCAGTCTGTTGGAGACGGTTACGAATTTGAGCTAATTGCTGTTCACGCTGAGGAGCTAACAAACCTTGTTGTTGGGACATCACTCGCTGAGCAGCAGCTTCAGGAGACTCAGCGATATACTGTTGACCTAAGTTAAATAAACCTTGAGCAGCAGAAGTCAGAGGAGCTTGAAAGCCTTGAGCAGCTTGTGCCTGAGACAAGGAACCACCAGCTAAGCCCATAAGAGCTTCACGCTGAGCAGCCACATCAGGAGCTACTTGATAGCCTGCACCAACTAAACGACCTTGATCGTCATATTGGAAACCAGACTTACCGAAGCGAGTAGTAACACCAACAGGACGGAAAGCAGCAGCTTCAGCAGCTTGTTGTGCAGCAGCAGTGTTAGCAGCAGCTACGTTCTGCTGAGCACCTGCAGCCTGATTAGCTGCATAAGCCGTGCCTAATACTGGTAATGCTGTCTTAGCAATAGCACCCCAATCCCACGATGTCGGATCATCTAAAGACCATGCCATATTAATATACTCCACCTGCAATAGTTGCGCTTAATGTACCTGTAACTGTTAAGTTGACTGCTGTAGCAGTACCTGTCAAAGCAGGACTGTCTTTATCAGCTTTAGAGTTGACTGCTGATTGAATAGCTGTAAATTCAGTATCAATCTCAGTACCTTTAACCAGCTTGTTAGGGTTCCCTGAAGCCAGAGAATCCTTAACAGCAAAGTCAGTTGCCTTTGTATAATTTGACATAATTCTTACCTAATCCGTCCTGCTTTAACATAACAATCAAGTTTCTGTAAAGAGATCTCAAAGTCATTAACTTCTGTCTCAATACCAATCTGTAACACGTTACCAGATCCACTTGCTTGAATCTTTTGGTTATCAAACACAACACCTGCAGTGTATTCACCAATGTTGTATTCAGCAACACCGTATTCACCGATGTTGATACCACCTAACTCAATAGTCCTTGATAAGTAACTGGGGCTGTAGTCAAAACCATATTTGATAATAACATCAGCACCGTTACCGCCTACAAACGTAGTATTGATCTTCTTTAAGATCTTCATGCTTGTAGGACTACCAAAGTCAAAATAGTTGGTATAATATTTTAACCGATATGTGTCAGTGTTGTCAAGATAATTTTGATATTTTCCTACAAAACCTGACTGTCCAAGTAATAATTCTTTACTTCTAGTGTAGCAAAAAGCACGAGGAGTAATCTGCTGCCATGTTGTTACCCTTGCTGCGCCATTCTGTAATGTAGTACGTGTATCAAAACAGTATACAATATTACTAGTTGGTAAAGACAACAGATAGAAGGCATCCTTGTCTGAGTACACAGCCTTAATGTCTTCAGCTTGTTCTGCAGCCACATCAATCAGAAGATCATCCTTAACGTTAAGACTAATCTCACGCATCGGAGCAGACTTCTCTTGAATAGTACGCATTAGAGAACGTACACCTGTATCAGACAAGAAAATAACATCACCGCCAGTCACGACAACAGAGTCTCTAGCAACACAGCCTACACCTGAGATAGAGTCCTGTAAAGATAATGCAGCAGGGTCTTGAGCATTGGAATAGATTAAAATCTGTCTACGTCCAAAGATCATTAAGAATCCGTTATGAGCAGCTAATGCAATAATCTCATCTGCACCGTTAGGCCAGATCTCAGCCACATTCAAAGTACCTGCTGTGCCTGTAGTCAATACATGACCTGTTAATAAATCAGAGAACTGAATAGTATTCTTGTCTGCTGAAGTATTAGCACTCCATGTACGACCATAAGCACTGATTACACAGTTAGCATTCTGTACTGTACCCAAATATCCTGTCTTCTCTGATACACGCTTATAAGTAGTAGTACTTACAGCAGGATCAAAAACTAAAGGATCATGACCTGTCTGATACAAGTACAGAACACCATTCAGAGCGGCCATTTGCCAGTTATCGTTAGAGATGGTAGGAGCACTCCCGCCACCTCCATATGTTAATTCTGACAGAGTAGTCCCAGAGAGTTTCCAGAGCTTATTAGCGCCCCCGGCAACAATATAAGTATTGCCGCTATTGTCTACTAACTCTCCAATAGACTTAACATAATTATTTGTTAAAGCTGCTACAGTCGTATGTGCAGTAGCCCACCCTTTACGTGCTCCGATACGTCCAAACTTATCTATAACACAGTTCTGGGCAACAGTAGCATAACCATTCTCTAAACTCACAGAAGAGTCCTGAAGGTTTAAGCCCATGAAGCCCGGAGCTTGAATAGTAGTGGTTAAAAGCTGTTCAGCCATAACTTATACACTTTCCCAGACTGTTTCTTCTTTATAGTGGTTACGTTCAATAGCCACTGCATCAGCCAGAGCAAGACGATACATCTGATAAGCTTCAGAGCTAAGTAAACCAGAATCTTCACCACGTTCAGCGATAGCTTTAGAGTATGCAAGCATAGCTACTAAATGGTCAGGCACTAGTACACGATCATTGTCTGTAGCCAGATCTGCTTGAGGAATAGTCAGGTTAAAACGAAGGTTATATATACCATCAGGGATAGGATATAAGTCAACCTGAGTATCACCGTTACTATCTACACCGTTAAAGTTATAGTATGTAGGCTCACCTGTCTGAGTATCAGCAATAAGATACTGACGGTTCATCCAATTAGTAGGAGCGTACTTGAGTTCAAAGTCCTTGGTGTCGTTAAGAACATCAATGACCCTGAACCGTGTACGAGAACCTACTAAGACATAGTTAAAAACATTAGCTTCTGTTACTGCTGTCAGAGTATCCGACAAGGCATTCCAGTCATAAGCATCTTCAACTTCTCGCTTAGCATCATTAACCAAGACACCAACCATAGCACTATAGTCGGTGTCATTGACGGAAGTTACTGTAGGCTCTCGCAAGCGTCTGAGCACATTGTTCACAACGTCTAAATACGTAGCCATGTTTCAATTCCTTAATGTTAATTTACTTACTAGACTTCTTTTTGTCTTTGTTTTTCTTAGTACGCTCACCACGCTGAGGCTTAGATTTACCTGCCGAGCTGAGTGCTATGGCGACTGCTTGATCTTGTTCGTATCCTTCTTTCTTGAGTTTACGAATATTAGAACTAACAGTCTTATCAGAACTACCTTTCTTAAGAGGCATATCAGTTGCCCCAAGGCAGGCCAGAGGCTTGAACAGGGTTCTTCTGAGCATTGATCTGAGCAGCCACAGCAGCTTCAGTAGCTTCTTTGTCTATCTTCTGCCACACCCAACCGAGGACAGTAGCCTCAGTCAGTTGCTCATAAGGAACCGACAGTTCACCTTCAAAGCCACAAGAGGCATACACAGAGCCAGTGAATTCACCGTCTACGCCTGTGCAAATCCAGTGAGCAGTCGTTACAAAACCATCAGCGGTCTTGCGATCCATTTGAGAGATTTTCCAAGTGATGTTCATTTCAGTTTCCTTTAGTTAGATTCAAGTGCCGCAACACGGGCACGAAGAGATTGAACTTCAGCCCACAAGATAGGGACAAGGGCGCTTGCGTCCATCTGTTGATACACAGGATTCCCGTCAGCATCGACAGCATCTTTTTCTCCAGTGTGTGCGTAATATGGAGTCTCGTGAGCAATAAACATTGGTCGCTCTTGAGTAGCTCCTTTCATTTTGCCTATATAGACAGGGACAGAATCAATAACAGATCCGCTGTCTGTCACAGGGCCAATAATGTCCTTTGCACGGTAATCGGAGGTTGTGTTGTAAGAAACAAGTGCTGTTGTGTCGCTATATGAGATGCTTCCTTTGGAAGTTCCTGAGCGTGAAAAATTAACATATCCAACAGATGTTGCAGTCGCTGTTGTGTCATTGACAGAAAGACCGTTTACAGAATAACCGTCAAATCCAATTGTTGTTTTGCTTATGTTTGCAACACTCGTAGTCCCCACCAGCAAGTTACCGCTGGAGTCGATACGGGCGCGTTCGGTGGTAGCTGTTGAAAACGTAAGTGCCGAACCGTTATACCCAATGTAGCCCGTATTGTCAGAATCATGGAGAAAGCGAATAAAGACGCTACTTGCTCCGGATGCACCGATATTTAGCTTTTCTGTTGTTGTTGTCGTACCGATACCCAATCGAGCACTCGCATCCAGCGTCATCGCCTGAGTGAAGCTGATGGCGTTGCCTGCGGTTCCGGAGGGGGCGGTGAACCAATTAAAGGCCCCGTTTGCTTGACGGAAATAACTTGCTGCGGCAGTGGTTTTGTATTTCCACGATGTGTCGTAATACGCGTTTGACGAATAATTGGTTACAGGGCCAGCGCCAGCGTAAATACCACCAGAAACAATTTCAATGTTCCCGCCAGAACTCCAAGCACTCGGCGTAACCCCCAAGCCGAGGTTTCCGGAGGAGTCGAGGCGCATACGCTCTGTAAAACTTCCGAACGAACTATCAGAGGTTGCAAAGCGCAATGAATCACCAGCAGACCAGTTAATAGCTGAACCAAAAGTGGCATCAGCAAACAAGCGAATGAAGTCGCTTCCATCCACAGACATGAGTCCGTTGCCGTTACCTGCTACGCCTGAAACTGTCAGTCGTGCAACAGGAGAACTCGTCCCAATCCCAAGGTTTCCGGAGGTATCAAATACTGCAACACCAGCGGAGTTTGTAATGATGCGTAATCCGTGATTGGAGAACGTACCAATTGAACCCATTGTGTCGTAAGTGATAGCAGTTTGAATTGTTCCAGTACCGCCAACAATATTCCCGCGCACATCCAACTTATACGAAGGCGAACTCGTCCCAATCCCCAGACCTGTGCTGGTCAGGCGCATCAATTCCGATGTGATGCCGTTGTACCAAACGTGGTTTGCTGCGTTAGTCCGTCCAGAGTTGTAGCCGTAGCTAAGGAATCCACCTGAAACATCATCAGAAAGAGTAAGTCCGTTGCTGTTTGAGGCTTGGAATGTTGAACCACGCACAACCCCACTCGTTACCAGAGCACTCCCATCAAACGTCAGCGCACTACCGGAGGTGAGGACTTTGGACGCGTTCAAGAACGCTAAGCCGTTGGCAGTACCATTAGGAAGTGTTAACGACGAAGGATTAGTACCAAGTTCGACAACAGTACCGCCAGAGTCTTTAGTGAACAGTCGCTTATCAGCCGTATTAACAGCTAATTCAGCACCGCTGCTAGAGTTAGTTAAGTCACCAGCAACAGGAACAGAGCTTGCTGTGTTGCTACGTTTTGTAAGAATAGTTGCCATTTAGTATGTTCCTCCGGCAATCGTGCCAGTTAATTTAGAGCTGTCTAAAGAAGTTAACCACGAAGGATTAGAATATGATCCAGTTGTTACCACACCGTCAGTAGCAACTACAGTACCTGTTAATTTATTACCGTTTAAACTGGTAATCCATGAAGGATCTGCATAAGAGCCCGATGTATAAACACCATTAGTAACTGTAGCTGCATTACCATTAATAGATCCTACAATTGTAGAACTAAATGTTTTAATACCTGCTACAGTCTGATCCCCTGTTAATCTAACTGATGTAGACAATACATTGGAGGCTTCAGTAGCCGAAGCAGCCGCTGCAGTAGCACTGTTAGCTGCAGAGGTGGCGCTAGAGGCTGCATTAGAAGCTTGAGTAGCTGCTGTGGAAGCACTAGAGGCTGCTGCAGTAGCCGATGAAGATGCATTACTAGCTTGAGTAGAAGCACTAGAGGCACTGCTTGCTGCATTAGACTCTGAAGTAGCCGCTGCAGAAGCTGAACTAGCTGCATTAGAAGCACTCGTAGCAGCAGCACTTGCGGAGCTAGAAGCTTCAGAGGCTTTAGTCGTAGCAGTCGATGCACTAGAGGCTGCTGCAGTAGCTGACGTAGCTGCCTCAGAAGCCTTAGTGGTTGCTGTACTAGCCGATGTAGAAGCACTAGAGGCACTAGAGGATGCGCTGGAAGCACTAGAAGCAGCGTTAGAGGCTGACGCAGCAGCATCCGAAGCATAGCCACTAGCTGTTGTTACATGACCTGCTGCAGTAGTTGCTGAAGAGGCTGCACTGGTTGCACTAGAGGCTGCTGCAGTAGCTGAGTTAGCCGCTGCAGTAGCACTAGAGGATGCGTTAGAAGCTGATGTAGATGCTGCAGAAGCAGAGGTAGAAGCATTAGAAGCTTGAGTAGCTGCTGATGTAGCACTTGTAGCAGCCTCAGTAGCTTTAGTAGAAGCTGTAGCAGCATACGTTGCAGCACTAGAGCTAGAGGAACTAGCCGAAGAAGCTGAACTTGCTGCAGAGGTTGCACTAGCGGCTGCTGCAGTTGCACTAGAAGAGGCACTAGATGCGCTAGAACCTGCCGATGTAGCTGATGCTGCAGCTTCGTTAGCTTTCTGTACGGCTAATAGCACCTCACTTGCTGAATCTTCTGTAGCATCTCCTGAGCCTCCCGGCCCACGGTAAATAGCCATACAATTATTCCTTCAGGTTATTTTAGTGGGATATTAAATAATGAAGCAGTTACACTATCAGGTTCATTATAGCCAGAACTATACCAATCAGACAAAGGTGTTACCACATCCTGAGGCATATTTGGCATATACGAATTGTAATACTGCTGAACACTTTGGAAATACTCAGGATTGTAGGATGGAACACCCATTAAAGGTTGATAGGAAGATGTAGTCATCGGTGTTGGAGCAGGCTGATTAGCTGTAGCCATAGCAGCACCGCCTGTTAACATACCTGCAACTAACTTACCAATCTTATCCCAAGGAATCTCTGTCTGAGGAGTTACAGCAGATACTTCAGGCTGAATAGCAGCTTCTTTCTCAGCATTGATCTGTTCAATACTCTTATCGTAGATATCGCTACCGTATGTCTGAATCAAGTTATTAGCCAGATCCATAGAAGTAGCTGTAGGATTCAATACTACTTGTTGGGACAAATCAGCAGCAATAAGAGGATCAAGACCTGAGGCTGCTAAGTTCTGTTCCATAGCTGCAGGATTATTGCCTGTCTGCTGAGCTAACTGAATGGCATCTGCAGCGGCTAACTCAGCCATGTCAATAGGATAACTTGTCTGTGTATAAGCACCTGAGCCAATCACTGCAGGATTAAACAGTCCAGATTCTGCAGCAGCAGTACTATAACCATAACCTTCAGTACCTAAACCAGATTCAATCTGAGCAGGAGTAAGAGGTGTATTCATGCCTACGTCAATAGGCTTAGCAGCACCTGTAAGAGCACCCATCAAAGCAGCTTGTTCAACATCGCCACCTGTCAAAGCAGCCATACCTGCAGAAGTAGCTGATTGACCTATAACGTTACCTAAAGTACCTCCTCCGACAGCTTCAGAGATACCTCCTGAGATAGGAGCAGCTAAAGATCCTGCAGCCCCTGTTAAAGCACCTTTGAGGAAATCTCCTCCTTGAGCCTCAGCTAAAGTACCTCCAATTAATCCTGATCCTATCGCAGATGCTGCAGCCCCTGAAGCACCTAAAGCAGATCCAATAGCCGTACCTAATCCGGGAACAGCTAAAGAAATATAAGGAGCAGCCATAGAAATAGCATCTCTGAATGAAATACCTTCCCCTTCTGGTCCAAGTTGAGTATTAGCGATATTGCCTTGTGTGTCTGTTGTAATGACAGACATCATCCCCGGAGTAATGTCATGTTTTACAAAGTCATATCCAATAATGTTTCCTTGCGACCAGATAGGTTGCCCCCAATAGCCATCATAGGAATATGCACCTTGTTTGTAGTTTAATGATGCAGTACTTGGGTCAAGTGGATTAGAAGGAAGTCCTTCTATTTTTCCTAAATTTTTAGTTGGAGTAACCCTTGCAAGAACTTCATTTATCTCAGCTTGCTCCCTAGCCGCCTGTTCAGCTTGCGCCGCTCTTGCAGCAGCATCCCAATCAATCCAAGCATCAAAATCGCTCATAATATCAAGCCTTCCTAATCAACTCAAACGTATTGATAGCAGCCATCGTAGAACCAAGTTCAGATTTAAGACGTACTTGATCGCCTTCTTCAAGGACAACATAAGCGCCTCCGTCAAACTTTAAGAACTGTGTAGGACTTAATACATAACCACTAACAATAGCATACTCTTCATTAGCAGACTTATCATACCACCAAGAACTGACTGTTTTGTTATTACCTGTATTATTAACAATGTAACATAGATTCCATTTAGCATAATAGCCAGTAGGAACTGTATAAATCGTTGTCTTTGTGTCGGCTACTAAATTTGTCCCTACTGATACTTGACGCATGATTGTTATTCTTCCTCTTTAACTTTGGCAGGCCTACCAACTTTCTTAGGAGCTTCTGAAACTGGAAGTACTTCTACTTGCACTTCTTCGTATTCAGGGTGAGTACGCATTGTCTTAATGTCATGCTCATTGTGAAACTCAAAGATATTACCAGATTGATTACATTTAAATCGAACCATTTGTGTATTCTCCTTCCAAGGTACACTATAAAAATATAACTTGAAAGAAGAGCCCCGAAGGGCCCTCCTTAGTTACTATTAGGCCGGGACAGCCAGAGCAACGGCAGAACCGTCACGCAGCTCGTCAGCACCGAACAGCACGTCAGCAGTGAACAGAGTACCGAGGTATTCTTGTTTGTACTGAGTCTGAGTACGCACACCCATCTGCTC